TTCTGAGATTGCGCGGCTGTCGGCAGGAGACTGATAGAAACATTTATTAAGCGACTGATAGGTAATGTTTGCACTGACATTTTTCTTGTCTCCTAGTCTTACAGTAAGACTGCCTCAGGATTTCTTCTACGGCAATCGGCGCACATCGGAACTTCTACAAATTCCAATCTTTGGTTTATTCCAGCACTACCCAAAACAACAGTGTTCCTTACCATTCTCACATCTTCAAACTCAGTATTGCACATATTCTCTGCGCATTTCAGGCCAGATGCAGTAATGCGACTTACGATCTCTTCAATGTACCCTGCTACCGCTGGCACCATGTCAGGCTCATCGGGTGATTCTACTTCGTTTAGTATTGCTTCCATATCGCCAAACGTAAGACGCTCTCGAAGTAGTATGTACGCGAATTTATTTAACTTCGCCTTGTTCATAGCACCCAATTACCTGCACCGAATCCCTGCACATTTCCATTCGTCACGTTAAATCCGAATGAGGGCTGCTTCGTCACCGTGATTGTATCACTCACTCCTTCAATATCCTCAATAATAGTTACTTCCGCTGCTACTAGATCGAGCACTGAGTATTGATACAACTGTGCTCGGCGCATCTGAAATGGAAGATCGATTCTTGTTACTTCTCGGTTGTTAAAAAAATCCGCCATCATTACCGCATCTTCCACACATACTAACCCGAATCCGGATAGTTGCATGATTTCTCGGTTCTGATCTACTTCTAAACCCATGGCAAGTAATTCTGATTTAGCTTCACAGTTAGGCCCATAGAAAGAACAAAGCACGTCCATGACTTCGTTTCTATAGACGTAATCCGATATTATGTTGTTTCCGTTTTCGTCTATCGTATCCTTGTGCGTCACGTAGGCATTGGTATCTCGCACTCTTTTCGTTACACCTATCGCTGCCCAATCGCTCCCAAATTGCGGCATGTTTGGCGGTTCCGCTTGCCATCTCGGACGCACCATCGTTCCGTCTATCCCGGTTATCCCCGATACCATCTGCTGAAAGAACACACGTAGAGTTTCGTCTTCTTTTGCGTTCGTTGCCGATGGTATTAAATAACCGCCTGTGGCTGATGTGCTCATAAAAGTCTTACCGCGAGACTATTACTGTATCGTGCAAAACGATGTGTTGTTAATAGTCAAAGTTGCTGACGCAACGCTTGCCGCTTGCAGTGTAACTGTTCCAGCGTTAGCTCCATTACGTAACATGAGAGCAATATGAGCAGGAAAGTTTGTTGTCGCCGCCCCTACTGCTACTCCAGTGGCCGGAATCTTATTACCAAATGCTGTAGTTGATCCATAATTTGATGCTGTTACATTTGTGGCCATCATCACAGAATAGTTTATAGCTGTAGGCGAAGCAGGGCCAGTAAATCCTATTTGCAATCCACCAGTAGATGCAGCCTGATAGAACAACTCGCAGGTTAGCGCATAATCTTTGTTTGCTCCTACCGCAAAAGCCAGAGTATTACCAGATGATACGTTAGTCAGGGATGTGGTTGCATTTGTATAGTTACCCGTGAGATATATTTTGCGTACATTACAGAATGAATTTACGCCAGTAGCATCTGGAGTGTTTCCGCAGATTACCTTGTCTGTTCCTGTACCACCATCTAAGATAGGTGCTCCTGTAGCATTGGCAAACCCATTGTTTGTTACTTGATAGTTTGTACTTGCTCCTGACGCGATCTCGACGTTGTTTTTTGGTGCATTGCCACCCGCTTGACAAGCAAGGAATCGGTTATTTTGTACAAAAAATCCGGTGGCCGCAGCTACCGCAAAGAAATCGCTAAAGGTATTAGTAGTGCCTAGTCCATTATTGCAGAACCTTGCTCCGAGTATTTGGAGATCGGTAACCGCTGTATTGTTGTCACGAACACCCTCTTGCTGGTTATTGAAGAACAGGCCACCGTTGATTTTAATACGCGTTCCAGAGTTAGCCAGTAAACCTTGCAAGCTGGACTGAAAAGTGCAAGCGGTGCATTCCATTCCAAAGACGGAATCTATCTTCATAGCAGGCTTAGTTACGCCTCCTTCCATTGTGAGGCCAGTAATGCGAATGTTGGATGGGGCATTGCCAGCATTAACCAATTCGAAGTGAACTGGAATAGCGTCTGTTCCCCCGCCCAAGTTCGCTACGGCTTGACCTCCGATGATGTCTAACGAGTCTGTACCGTCTTGAATGCATATTAGAGCGTCTGCTACAGATGCTCCGCCATTGCTATCCCAAACGCCTTGGACAAATGAGTTTGAAGCTACGTTTCCAGTTGCCACGCCTCCGGTCTTGGTCTGGCAGTTCCACGCACCACCAGATCCGCCGCCGCCAAATCGCACGGAACGAAAGATGTTGCCTCCCGAGCTAGTGGCAGTATCGAGACTTACCCCATTCCATGTTGGCAATACAGCAATACGCTCAAAATCATTATCCCCACCTGACACTCTGATACCGCTACCGGCAGTTCTAGTTACTGCCGATTGAACCGTAAAATCTGAGAAATGATTTTTGGTCGCTAGCGAGCTTAGGGAAATCACGTCTGCGGTTGCGGATGAGGTTGTAATAATGGTGTTTTGTTGAGAGCATCCAAGCATGGCACCATTGGTATTTGTCCAACTTAGACCGGGGGAACCGGCAAGCGTCAAAACTACGTTGCAAGGCAGCAATATTGTTACAAGATCGTGGTTAACGGTGATCGTCGCCGCTGCTGCTTGAAATCCTTGCAGGTTTGACGCATCGCAAATGCCACCAAAAGCTCCGTTGAGTCCATTCGTGATATTGACAATGCAGTTATTCAGCTTTGCGCCGAAGTCCGCACCTGCCTCCTGATCCACCATCCGGCGTGTGAATTGGAATGATAGTGCCGACACATTGCCGGAAAATGTTTTATTTCCTGCAATCGGATTCTGGGCGTTCGTTAGATCGACATAGCCACCTGTAACCTTGGATTGCGTTACAGCATTACTGGCTATCGTGGCCGCACACCCACTGGATGTTACATCTCCTGTTAGTGCAGGCTCTTGAGCACAAGACCCTACGCCAGAAATATCCGTGAATGCAGGTTGTACATAGGCGGGTGCTGCTGTAGCTCCAGTGTTATTCCCTAAAAATGTATGCGCTCCTGCCGTGGATAGTGAAAATGTTTGAGCAGGAGTTGTCGTTGCCGTGGCTACAGAAGTTGTGAAAATTGGCGATAGATTACCAGAACTAAAAGATGTTACCGTACCCGTTCCACCCGAAGGCGCTGCCCATATAATATCGGTTCCCGTAGCATCCATAGAGAGTAATTGATTAGCTGCTCCCTTCGCTAGTCGCGTCCATGTGGGACTTGCGCCTTGCCCTGTAATGATGTCCCCTCGCGCTACAGTGCCCGTGGTGCTGTCGCCATGCGTTGCCGATAGTAAGTTGTGTGCCGTGGCTGGAAACGTCCCTGTAGTGTCAGCAGACGTTACCGCACTAAATGCGGGATTTCCCGCAGCGTTCCCATGCAACACGGTATTTACCGTACCTTGATTCGCATGTTGCGCCGATGCCAGAGTATCCGTAGTACATGTTCCCACTCCACCTGAAGAAATTGCAGATACAAATTGGTTTGTACATGCAGTCGTGGTTAAATTTAAATCCGCGCTGGCCACTGCGCTGAATGATGGCTGACCCGCTGCATTCCCATGTAACAACTGATTTACTGTTCCCTGATTGGCCGAAGCGTCGTTTATTAAATTGACTCCAGCAAACGATGGATTGCCAGCCGCATTTCCATGCAGCAGCGTTGTAGTCGTACCCTGATTTACGAAGTCTGCCGATGCCAATACAGCCGATGCCCCTGAAGTAACTAGACCCTTGGCATTGAATGTAACTTTCGTATTGGTTCCCGGTGTAGCTACAGTTGCCAGAGTAGTAGATACCGTTCCTGCCGTACTTGTAATGTCCCCGGTCAATGCTGGCATCTGTGCAGCAGCTACCGAACCTGAAAGATTAGTAAACGCAGGTTGCGCACATGTAGGGGCAGCGTCAGCATTGCTCCCCGTTTCAAAATTATTGGCTCCACAATTTCCCGTTCCACTTGCCGCCAGAGATGAAGCTACTATGTCCGTACCATTCCATTTAAAATATCCGCCTGTAGTTGCCGGATGCGCTAACCTCTGCCAAGTAGGGGTTACACCTATGGCAAAAAATCCATCACCCCTTACCGCTGCTGCTGCCGTGGTATCACCATGAGCAGTTGACAGGATGTTATGTGCAGTTGGCGCGAATGTACTAGGTACCCCCGATAGATCGGTGTAGGCCACTTGCGCCCAACTTGGGGCAGTTGCCGCCGCTCCGCTTCCAAGTGACTTCAGATATTGCGGCGTTGTCGTACTATTTCCCGCCAGCCTTGCCCATGCGCTCGATTGGCCGCTGATTACATCGCCAGTTACTACGCTTCCCGGTGTCGTATCACCATGAGTAGAACTCAATAAATTATGTGCTGTAGCTGGAAATGTTCCTGTCGTAAATGCATTCGTGATAGTCGTACAGGTTGACGTAGGCGCAGCATCGGCATTTAGAGTGAACGCAGTCACAGCCTGATTCGTGCAAGTAGTTGGCGAACCTACCCCCGACGCTGCCAAAGTTGACGCTACTACATCCCCGCTTGCATTCCATTTTGGATAGGTATTCGTTCCACCTTTGGCTACTGCTGTCCAAGTCGGTGCTACGCCGATTCCTGCAATTAAGTCTCCCCGTAAGACTGCATGTGTTGTGGTATCGCCATGCGTTGCGCTTAGAAGATTATGAGCAGTTACCGAAGTCAAGCACGATGGACACGCTAACGTAAGAGCATTCCCCAGAGTTACTAATCCGCCTCCCGTGATTGGTGAAGTCGTATTTAAAGTTACCCCACCAGAGCCGGGAAGGTCACTATTCCCAATTGCTTCATAAGCAGGAGCAGCGGTAATTGCCGTATTGTTTCCAAAGAACAGATGCGCAGCCGCTGTAGATAACGCAAAAGTCTGTGCTGGCGTTGTGTTCGCGGTTGCTACTGAAGTTGTAAATAGTGGCGATAAATTTCCACTACTAAAACTGGTTACCGTACCTGCACCCGATGGCGACCCCCAACTCAATACCGTTCCATTAGTAGTCAGGAATTTACCTGAGTTTGTAGCTTGAGATGGAAAGTCGCTCAAGTCTGCGGTTGCAGGTTGCGTTGCCGTAAATAATCCAGTTGCAGAGTTGTAAGAATTAATCCAGTTTGACGATATGGATGTTTTGGTAATCGCAAGCTGCGGAGTCCCAGAAATATCAGAGTAAGCAGGTTGACTAGCTACAAATAATCCAGTGGTTGAATCATAGCTACGCAGCCAATTAGATGAAGCTGCCGCTTTTGTCACCGCAAGCTGCGGTAATCCTGTCAAGTCTGTATATGCTGGACGTGTAGCAGTAAATAATCCTGTAGTTGAATCGTAGGAATTGATCCAACTTGAAGCTACAGCAGTTTTTGTTATCGGCAATTGCGGGATATTAGTAACGCAACTTGCGCACGTCAAACTCAAACTTCCCCCAAGAGCCAAAGAGCCACCCCCACCAATAGGAAATGAGGTATTAATGGTGACGGCCCCTGACCCCGGAAGGTCAGCGATTCCTATGGATTGTGCGCCCGGAATCGCCGTTACCGAAGTATTATTACCAAAAAATGTGTGTGGCGCAAAGCTTGATAGCGAGAAACTTAAGGCTGGCGTAGTAGTCGGATTAAATACAGAAGTCACAAATAACGGAGACAGATTGTTTGCGCTGAAATTTGTTACTGTTCCCGATATTGTTCCCGAGCAACTTTGTACCGCAACATTTCCCAATCCATCTGTCTGTAAGCATAACCCTGCTACCCCCGGCGCATTCAACCTATTGATTGGCAGTTGCCCTTTGGTTTGGGTGGAAATATTGGGAAGGTTTTGCCCTATTGCCAGAGCATAAAAAAGTATGACCGTGAGACTTTTTAGGAATTTTTTCATGCGTAGAATGTGAGCGCGTCCCCCGGTACTAATAGATCCACAAAAGTTATAGTCTGCCCTGATATCGTGAACTGGCTAGGCGCTTGCAGTTGGATTCCATTCTTAAACAGAATCCCGTTCTGTGCCAGAATCGTAATAGGTATTGTCGCCTGATTGCTGGAAATGATTGTAGGTTGATAGGCCGTCACGAGTCCCCCGAACGGCAGCAGGGTTCCAGAATTTCCTAACCCTGAATTTACTTGAGGAGGAGCCGATACCAGCTCAAATAAGTTACATTCTGCTACTACGTATCCTACTCCGTATGCTCCCCAATCCCTAACATCAACTACAAGGAAGTTGTTCCCATGCCAGTACACAAGGTCAGGTTTGTAATCTGTGGGTACTCCATCCCTTGTCGATCCTCTCAGCGCAAACTTGGTAAACACTCGCAAATCTTTCTTGCTGGAATCTTCATCCGCTCTACGATCTAGTCTGTCACCTATGGGCTTAACTACTCCATAGATTCCAGTTGTAGCGGAAACCGAAAGCACCGATTCTCCGGAACTGTTTACCGTTTCAATCCTGCGCATTACACTGAAGGTATCAAGCAGCATTGGGCTGCTTAAAACTACTGCGCCGGGATTGAGTAGTGGACACATTTCATTTGTCTTTTACTACATAGGTAAGACTATTGCGCATTTCTCCCGAAGATACCAATGTTCTTGTTCCTGTCCTTCCCCTACGCCTACGCGCTGCCAATGTTGCTGGTTTCAATGCAGGTTGAATGTTGGAATTAACCATTGCGCGTAATCCGTTCTGCGCTATCAATCCCACGCTTTCTAACCCTTGCTCCGCTTTAACCGTATCACCTTCAAGCACCGCTTGGCCTACACCTAACAACTTCTGCTCCATCCTGCTCTGTACTGATTTAATTCCCGGCTCCATAAATGGCCTAGCGGGAATGTTTTGCGATGGACTCCCTTTGTCGTGGATTCGCGCTAGTGTCGCGTTATTGATTGGCCCACTTCTGCGTGCCTTGGCTTCTGGTACTCCTGCTAGCACTTGCTTTTTCTGAAGTAGATTAATCGCCGCTTCAAATTGCGCTAGATTATCTACTGTAATGTTTACATTGATGTTTACGTTTGTAGGCATTGGGTTATCATTCTAACCTAGAACGGGAACCACGGCCATCCTAAAGCATTAACCTGTACCCCATTGTTTTGCCACCAACTAGGACTAACTTGTATTGGCCCCATGCCAACCAAATTAGCTAGTTCCAGAAAATACGTTCCATATACAGTTAGGTTCCAATGCCCCGCATCTTTTACTATTGCAGCCGCCGTATCGTAGCTAACCGATATCTCCGCTTGCTCCGAGCTAATAACTCCGCGCTGCATTCCCGGTATTCCACCAGCCGCTACCGATAACTGATTCATTGCGCTGATCGAAATAAAATGCGCTGTGAATAATTCCAATCCCTGATTCAGCAGCGTTCCCCATTTTGCCGTTAAACGCAAAACGCCTATCCCAAGCCAGAAGTTAATCAGGCTATCGGGATAGGTTGTAGTGTTTGCGAATTCTGGGAAATCAGCGCGAAACGTACTCGGGACAGGAAGAGGTACAGATGACATTGCCTAGACCCTCCCCCGTTAAAAAATATTAGGTTGTTTTCTTTGTGTCCGCATCTGTCCTGACTTTGTCCGTTGCTACCTTGACATCAGCATCCGACCTAGCTTTATCTATCGCTGCCTTTTCCTTTGCGGCCTTGGCTTTTTCGTCAGATGATAACTCCGTAGATTTTTCACCGGACTGCGCCAGAGCCTTCTCCTGAATAGCTTTGACCTTGGCAGTGTCTAAGTCGGTAGCAGGGGCAGCAATGGCCGCTTCCGTCGCCGCAATGACCTGTTTAGAGGTCTGGCCAATCGGCTTTACCCCGTTGCGCTTGAGAATTTCCATCTCTGCCGGATGCAGATTGTTTGGAACCTCTCGCGGCCCCGGCGCAAACTTCAACAGGCTTCCATCTGCTAGGCGCAAGTGGACAACTCTGGGAAAGAAATAGGTTGAGGTTCCTTCGTCTTTTTTCTCTGTTACGTTCGTGGTAGCCATAACTTTTTCTCTCCCTAAAAATTGTCTTACGGTAAGACTTTCTGCTAATTACTTTATTAACTAGATTCCGTCGAAATATCCTACGGTTTGTGGATATACAACCTCCACCACTCCCATTTTGCCGTAGTAAGTAGTGATGTGATAGATGCCACGGAACTCTACCGGGGTACGCGCCATCGGTACATAGGGGAAACGAATGTACTCTTCACGCTTGGTATAGACCACCATGCGATCTATTCCCGGCGTACCGATTGTTCCACCTACACCCGCTCCTGCCAGCCACTTCACAGGCTGAATGTCCAACTCTTTTCCTTCCTTCGCCATCACTACTGAATTCTGTTTCAGGTACTTCAACACTGATCCCTGTCCAGCAGAAGAAATCAAAGCAGTACTGATTGCCCCGTATTGCGCTGGTGGCAGCAAAATTCTTTCCGGCATCACCGCATACGCGCTGGCAGTCCATACCGCCGTTACTGCCGTGTTTACATCGGCAAGAATTTCTGCCGGAGTTTTCAGCGCCCATGACGTGCTTCCTGCCCCTCCTATCGCTACGTTCTGAGGCACTACCACGGTTGAAGGTTGCGTAAGCAATCCAGCGTCACCGTTTGGAATGTCACCAATGTAAGCCTGCTCATCTGCTTCCATTTCGTGCATTCTCTGAAGCGCATAGAATTTCTGCTGGTCAATCGGACGGCCAAGCTTCGCACTCTGCTCGATGTCCCATATGTCATACGCGGATTCAATGGCCCACTTGCGCAGTGGATGCGTAATCAATCCGATATCTACCGACACCCCACTGATGGCCGTGGAGTTCTGACCAATCCAGTGCTTACCGTTGCCGATTGAGTTTCCCGTACCGAGTCCACCTGTGCCGCCGAATGTCGATACCGTGAAACTGGAAAATTCATCGGCCATCGTTACGTCGCTGCGAATGTCGATATCCCGATCATACTGAATATCGGCAAGCGGCATGTGCATCTTGGGGTCGATGCGCGATAGTTCATTCTCGAGGAATGCGCCTGTGGAATCGTAAGACTTTCCGTCTTTAGTGTAGGTTCCCCCAAGTTTCTTGCCCATTGGGATACCTGTGGCATCGAACGCCCTCTGATCGAAAGTCAACATTGCGCTTCCTCCTAAAATTAGGTGTGGCCATGTTTTCAGGCCACTCCCTGTCGGAAATAAACTTTGTTCCGAAACTTAAATGTTAAACACTAACTCGATGATCCCGTTCGCGTCTTGGCCACCGTTGTAATGCGTTGTTACGCCTGCACCGCCGATGGCAATAGTGTTACCGCCATTTGCAGCCGTTTCAAATCCACCCTGAATATGAACTCCTGATGTCGCAGCTACCCACACAAATACCGCGCCGTTCTTCAAGGCCAATGCCGATCCTATAGGAACCTGTACATTGATATATCCACTTACTAATACATCACAGGGGCCGCTGGTAGGAGGAGCTGGGTTAGTGCCGAGTGGAGTATTTCCAAAATTTGTAGTTGACGCTTGCGATGTCGGGAATGCGCGAACCAAAATTCCATAAAAATTCGTCAATCCACTATCGCCAGCTACCAACGGTCTCACGCCTTGCGTAGTCGGATCAATCACCACTGGCACACCATAAAGCAATGGCGGTGCTGCGGCATCAATGAGAGCAGGTTCAATAATGCTGTTCTCTTGGCGAGTTACGTTGCCGGGAAATCCCGCTCCCGCTCTGAATGTAAACGCTGCGCCCATTGTGTTGCCTCCTGAAAAATTTCTATTTCAAAACTTTTATACGTGCTGACCGCGCTTCTTACGCGCTTCTTCTCGCACCGATTTAAATTTCTCATTGCTCATCGGCTGACCATCGGTTTGCAACAATGCAGCCATGTCCGGCTTTTCCTTGTTGGCCGCTGCATTGTTGGCCAAGCGTTTCATTTCTGCCAATGAATCGAACAAAACTTTAATCCGACCGCAAGACATTCCATCCATCTTGGCCGAATCGAATGCTTTGCCGCCGCTGAGTTTCAGAATCATTGCCAGTGAATCAGCATCACGCGCTGCCGACTGGATTGCTTTACGCCTCAATCCACAGATGGAATTAAACGTAACCTTTGGGTCTGCCGCCTTATCAAACGCTGGCAGATGGATTCCCGGAGCAATGATTTCCGCCTTTGATTTTGTAGTCTGGAAACTTTCGACTAAATAACTGCTGTCCTTCGCTGTCTTGGCTTTTTCTTCTTCCCCTGCCGGAGCTTCATCGGCCAATGCATCCTTAATTTCCTTTTCTTCTTTTTCTTTCTCCGCGTCCTTGGCCTTCTGCTCTTCTTCTTTCTTTTTCTTTTCCTCTTCGTCTTTGGCCTTGGCATCATTGGCCGTTTTCATCATGCCTTCACACGCGGCCATGCGCTCATCCATCGCCTTATGCTCGGTTTCGTTTTTCTCAAACAAACCTTTTAAGGTGTCATCATCATAAGCCGAACGGCCTTCGTTTGTGTGGACATGTACCGCAGTCCCACCCTCTGAGTCCTCATCCTTAGCCTTCAACTCGGCAATGGCCTCATCAAAAGTCTTGCAGTCTTTTCCGTTGTAGGCCGCTTTGAGTTTTTCCCAGAGTTTCATTTCAGCTCCTATGTATAAACACTCTTACAATTTTTGACGTTCTCTTTTTTTCTACCACTACCGCGTCACCGATACTGCATCTACTTCCACATCTCGCCGCGTCAACTAGGGCTATATGGTTAATCCATATATCGGTCTGTTTGCCCCTGCCTTTTGCAATCTGTACCCCGTTGTAGTTGTACCCTGCACTTATTTCCTGCCCCGTCCCTAGTCCGCGCTTTGCATCTTCGGTACGCTGTCTTACTTGCTCGATAGCTTCAAAATCCGTAATCAACAAATCAGCGCGTAATAAATCTTTATCTCCATTGCTTCCGCGTCTTGCGTTTAATGCCACTCCTACCGCTAAATCTCTCCAGCTATGCGGCCTTACTAGATCATTAGGATGGTCAACGGTAATGCACTTTCCGTTGACGCTTGCAATTGTTTCTGGCCTGAATACATCTTCTTCGTCGCGCTCCATTGTGACATGGCCTTGACTATCGGCTTCAATCTCAGGAACTTCTCGCGCCAAATAAAGCTGCGTACCCGTTCGCGCAATCGGGACATCTTCGCAAAGCAGAAACCCTTCAGGCGTAAGCCTCTGTTTGTTGCCAAGTTTCTCGATTGTGTAGAAAGTGTCCACATTGTCTTACCGTAAGACTTTTTACAGGATTGCTCCACCATTACATGCGCTGCTAGCCTTCAGCGTAATTGTTAAATTTGTTCCAGTGAGAGTACCGACGATAAAACGAACGCGATTGTAAGTCGGAAGCTGTAATGCATAGAATCCAGCAACCATCGCTCCTGTAGTAGCGGTTACTGTTCCATTGGGAGTAGTTAGTCCTGTTCCACCAACAACTGTAGGAACAATCGGACTATAATTCGCTCCACCATCATTGCTAACTTGGGCGATAACAGACACCGCGCTATTTGTCCCTGCTAGGCGTACTGTCGCTGTACAGACTGCGGGAAGAGTAAATGTAGGACATCCCGTAGTTGTACATGTCGCTGTGACTGTGACCGTGGCTGGAGAATAAACAGATATTGCAGAGGGATTCTGAAACTGCGCTTGAACTGGAATGGGATTAAAAACCGCAAGTGCTACGCAAATCATCAGTAAACTAATTACTTTTCTCATGTGTTCCACTCCCTCTAGTTGTCAATAGGGAATATATCACCATGGAAAGTATTTATTGCAAACTATTTTTCAGAGTAGTTGTTTGCTAACTTGTAAACTTTTGTATTTTACGTCACGGCTCAGTCCTTTCTGCTACGCTGGGCAACTTTTTGGATCTCCATTCCTTAGTCCGCTTCCATGTAATCTGCGCGAGATCGTGCCACGTTATTGCAATCGCCCCGGCTTCCAAGGCCAGCTTCTTTTTGGCAAGGCAGATGTCGAAGTGCTCACGCGGCCCTCCCGGTTGCTGAATCCATTTCCGCTTTACGCCGATGCGGTCAACCATAGCCAAAAGTTCCTCTGTTGAATCCGCTATCATGTGGCACATCTTCATTCCGCGATACGGCGCTTCCATGTCATCGACGTACACGCTCATTTACGCCCCTCCCCCTGCGCGTCCCCGGCGGGCCTTGCGCCTGTAACCCTTTCCCCTTTTGCGAACTTGCCCAATTTACATGTATGCAAAGCATCATCATGTATCCAGTTTCCGCCACACAGATAAATTGGCGCATTACACTCTCCGCATACTGTCTCTGACGTGTAATAAAACCGCGAACGTGGATGTTGCCGCCTGATAAATGTTTCAATGGCAGCTTCAGGCTTTGGCAGCTCCTCTGGCCACATCTGGTAATAAACTTCTGAGATTCGCCCAACATCTCCCGATGCCAGAGCTAAACGCATTTCTGCCATCAGGCGTTGTGGCATTGAAAAATGCAGAATCTTATCTTGGCTCACAGCTTCTTCTCCGTTGGCGCGTCCCGGTGGGTGGGGCGGGCAAAATTTTTCTCCAGTGCGTGAACCAAGGTGCCTGAGTTCCTTCGCTTGCGTAAGCATGTCGCCACGTCCAACCTGTGCCATTGCCAAGCATCGGTTCAGTTCTGTACGCAATCGCCCTGTATCCTGATGTGGTGTAAGATACGATCCCCTCTACTCTTTCCCCTGGTTCCGGCAAACCATCTTCCACCTTCACCCACCCTTGCCCGTTCTGCGGCCCGGCCAGCGCGGCGGTTTCTAGTGTTGATTTTGCAAAGCAACTATCACAGCAATGCTTGAAATTGAGGATGTCTTGGCGGTGATTGGCCTCGTACTTTTTGGGGTGTTTTGTGGCGTGTGCAATTACGCCCAAACACGTAGGCCCACCCCATCCTTGATGAGATATGCCACAATCCTGTGCTGCAATTCGTTCCAGTGCCTTGCGATACAATTCAGTTGCGTTAGGCGGCTCCGGCGTTCCTTGCGCTGGAGAGGGGGCAACTGATTCCAATTTGCGCAGTATCTCAGCCTTAATGGTTTCAACACTCTTGCGGCCACGCGCCCACAACTCGAAGTAGTACAACAGTTCTTTGTTCGTCATTTCGGAAATCGGCAGATGCGGCATTATTTCTTCTCCTCCGGCCCCGGCTGAGCGGGGTGCGCCTACTAAGTGCGAACGTAAAGCATTCTTAGCCATATGCTGCAAAACTGCGGCCGCATTGGGAATATCCATGCCGCGCTCAACAATCGGTAGTTCTGCTATTAGTCGCATGACTCGCAGCAGTTCGCCCTCTTCCACCTGTGGCGTCCCTTGGGCCGCGCCGAAGGTTTCCTTATCGGTTGTCATCATTGGTGTCGGATAGGTAGCAGTGGACGTAGAATTACAACTCCCTCTTCTGCCCTCAATAAATGCACCCGATGAAATAACAGCCATTCCACAACGCCTGCACTTAGCTGTGCCGTCTGCAAAAAACTGCCAATCGTGCTTCATGATTTACCTCTCAGATATTCCAAGACTCGCGCCACAATTAGTTCGGTGCTCTTTCCATAACCGCCACTCCATAACGCCTTGCAAACTTCTTCTGCTGTGGGCGTGGGCTGCGTTCCTGCCACCGAGGGGGCGGCGGCCGGTTTAATGGCCCTCAGTATCGAATGCCATCTGCCGCATTCAGGACAGTTGTGCTCCTGTGGCGCGGAGGCCGTCTCCGTTGCTTGGGCGGGCCGGAATTTGCACACGCCAACACAATCACAGCCTGGACCTTCTTTTGAGCATTGTTCTAAATAAGCGGGCGGCTCAACCTTGGGCGCGGATGGCTCAGAGGGACGCGCTGCCAAATTCATGACTCTGTTAGCGATGCGCGGGCCACAGAACATGCAATCCACGCGGTCACATGGGCATAATCTTTCAGTGAGGCTTGTCCATGGCTTAGGCTCCGGTTCTTTTTCTAAAACTTGCTCCCATGTCGGCGGCTGCTCCCCTGTGGATGCTCCGCCTGAGATGGGCTCGGCTGGGCAATGATGGTCCCACTCTGACGGTGGCTCGTCGCCATACATCGGCTTAGTCGGCTGATCGCACTTGGGGCACCTGCTGCTATTCTCCACGGGCTGCGCGGCCCGGTATTCGGCCATAGCATCAATCGGCGGAAGTGGACGGTACAGCGGCTCATGCCTTTCGCACACTGTAAGATCAAGCCCATGCCATGAAATGTTAATCAGTTTCCCTTCGTGTGGCCCGTGATCTTTTGAGCACGGACATGTTCCCTTCGGCGGCTCCTGAGCTGGGGCTGGGGTAAAGAACTGGGCCATCTCAGAAGAAAACTCCGTCCTGAATTGGCATTCTTCTTCGCGGCATCGAGATGAAAATATTTTCTTGTCTTTTTCGAGATGTGCGCCGAAGGCAATGGTTACTCTCTCGCTACGGCATTTCGGACAACGCGGCTGCGGAGAGGCTGAGACTATGGAGAATAATTCCACTGCTACTGCTCTATAAGCGGCGGTCAGTGTGCTCCCCGGATGCGTGTCGATTACCGCTTGCGCCTGCCTGTCAACATCATGCTCAAAGCCGTTGTGCCTAAACATTTTCGTCTCCGTCATCTTCTCTCCCATTACCCCATTCCCCCAGCGTCACGATTTCAGTTTTTTTATTGCCTCTAATACTTCGATAATTGCCTCAGCTCTGCCACGCGAATATATGAGCAGGCTGTCGATGCTATTAGACGTTCTGATTTCCTTGGCCCAATCGAGCGTCATCTCCTCGGCTCTGTTGTATAGAATTTTGGGAACGTCCATTGTTTTCCTCTCTCCTCCCCTTTACCGTTCGCCTAGAGCGCGGATCGCCGCTGCAATACGCTCTGCCGCCTCTCGGGGATTGTTAACTCCGGTCATGCGAATTCTGTCCGCAATCCTCGCGCACTCTTCTCTTGCGTCCTTTATGGCTGAGGAACGTTCGGATTGGGCAAAGGCGGCTGCAAATTGACACGCGCTGCTTACCGAAAAATCGTGATCGCCTTCATACATTCCACTTTCATAGAAAGCCTTGGCGCGTTCTACTTCACCAGTCATCGGGCCACCGCCAATGTGTTGAATGTTTCAAGAAATTTCTTCTCCGATTCTCGCCATGTGAGCGGTACTATTTTTGTTTCCAGTGGCGGCTCGGTTTCAAACCACGCTTTAGGCGGAATCTTCATCAGGTCGCGTTTCTCTGTCGAAAGCAGCACGTTATCGCAATGTTTAATTGATGGATCGTCGAACGCTTCAGGCGCAAGCCCGAATCTTTCGCATATGACTATGCAAAGCGCATCCTCGATCTCGCGGTAGTGCCTGCCAAGCTCAGAGAACCGCTTTATCGGTCGCGGCAAGTCCACCAAGTAGGCTTCTGCGGCATCATGCAGCAGGGCTGCTAGTTTCAGTGGCTCAGTGACGATTTCAGCCACGCGGATAGAATGATCGGCCACGCTGTAGAACGTTTCTACATGGCCTGAATATCGGCATTGCATAGCAAGCGCGTGAGCTATGTCCTCAATGTTGATTTCTTCTGGTCGCGGATCAAGAGGCCAAAACTGCAAGCCGCTGAACGTTTGAATCCAATCGCCCTTCCGCTCCGTCTTTCCCCGCTCTGCTAAGCTCATAGGTCGCCCCAAATTTCAGAATTATTTTTCTATTTGTTACAGCCGTGCTCCGGTGAAGCTACGTTCTGGGCCCCTTACCCGGCCATCGCTCTTTCTTGTG